ACCCCGCTGATGGTCGACGAGGCCACGCTCGCGGCGATGTTCCGCCTGAACCGCGTGATCGTCGGCGAGGCGAAGTACAACACCGCCGCCGAGGGCGCGACCGCGAGCACGTCGTACCTCTGGGGCAAGTTCTGCGCGCTCATCCGCGTGGAGCCGTCGCCCTCGCCGCGCCGCACGCAGACCTTCGGGTACACCATGCGCTTCGGCGCGATGGAGACCTCGACCTTCTACGAGGGTAAGCCCGGTCGCGCTGGCGGGACCTACGTCAAGGTGGCGCACTCCGACGCCGACGAGGTCGTGGGCGGTGAGTACACCGGCTACCTCTGGCGGACGGTCGTCTCGTGAGCCGCCGAGATCGTCGACAGGGCCTCGCGCCCGACGCGGGTGACAGCACTCCGCGCACCGTGCTCGGCTTCGCTCCGCCGCCGTCGTCGCAAGACGCCAGCGAGGCCCCGGAGTCGCCCCTTGCGGGCGGTCTCGTGGGCGCGACGGAGGAATCTGCGGCGCGTGTCGACGATCCCCCTGCGCCGCCCGTGGCGCGCTTCCGTGCCCGCTCCCTGATCCTTCACAGCGGGCGTCGGTTTGACGCGGGCTCCGAGATCCCCGCGGAGGTTGCGCGCGAGATGATCGCCTGCGGCCTCCGCGTCGGGTCCGAAATCTTCAAGGGCTGACCGTGGCAGAGCAGACCGCCATCGTCACCAGCGCGGACGTGACCGCGCGCCTCTCGACGCAGGCCTACACGCGGCTCTTCGCGAAGAACGGCGGCGCGACCGCGGACACGACCTTTCGTGACCTGTGCATCGCGGAGGCGAACAGCATGATCCGCACGATCACGCGCGCCGCGTTCCCCGACGGGCTCTACACGACGACGGACACCCTCGACCCTGGCGTCGTCGGCAAGGGCGTTGACCTCGTGTGCGCCATCGCCGCGAGCCGCCATGCCAGCTACACCGAAGATGGCAACTACGCGATCCTCGGGCGCGAGGCGCGGGCGTTCTTCAAGGCGATGAATCGCGATCAGGACGTGCGCCCGCCCGGCGCGAGTGGCGTCCCGGCGAAGCCGCGCGCGAGCGTGACCAACGTGCAGACCGACGGCGGCGTGTACACCAACAGCTTCGCGCGCGCCGCGGACCTCCGCGACGGGACGGACTTCTGAGCGTGGCCGACCGCGTCTACCTCGATGTTGAGCCGCTCATCGGCGCCATCCTCGCGAGCGTCGATGACGCGGTTGCGGAGGGCGCGCTTGACGGCGCGCGCATCGTGGCAGAGCAGGCCGCGGCGGTGCACCCGTACACCAACCGCACGGGCAACCTGCAGCGCCGCACGCAAGCGGGTCGCGTTGTGGGCCGCGCCTCTCGCGGGCTGGTGCGCGTCGACGTGCTCGGCGACACCCGCTATGGGTCTTTCGTCGAAGAGGGCACGTCGCGCAACCGCGCGTATCCGTACCTCGCGCCCGCGTGGCTCGTGCGAGAATCAGACTTCGCGCGCATCGTCGATGAGGCGCTGACGCGCGGGCTGGAGCGTGTGCTGTGACCCTCCCGCTCGCTGACCTTGAGAGCGATCTGTTCACGGCGCTGTCGGCGCTGCTGACGGATCAGACCACGGGGCCGACGACGCAGCGCCCGCTTGCGCTTGTGGGCCGCTTCGCTGGCGCGCTCGATGAGAACACCATCGCAGAGGTCTGCGCGCAGTACCCCGCCGCGCTCCTTGCGTACGGCGGCGAGCAGGCGACACGCACGATCAACACCATCGGTGGCGACGCGGAGGATCGGAGCCTCGTGCGCTGGACGGTCTACGCGGCCGTCGAAGACGTGCGCGCCATCGAAGACGGGACCGTCGGCATCAGCACTGCGCCGGGCGGTCTGCGCATCGTCGACGCAGTGCTCGGCGTGCTGTCGGGGCTCCCGCTGGACGATGCGTGGTTTGACCGTCGACTGCGTTCGGTGGGCGTGCGCGAGGCGCTCATCCGCCGCGGCACGGTGTACGTCTACGCGCTCGACTTCGAGGCGATGCGCGCGCTCCCGCAGGTCACACCGACGGACGGCAGCAAGACGCTCACGGCGATCCACGGCGACGTGAACCTCACGGGCACGATCAACGGCGACAACCCCGACAACCCCGTGGTGCAGTTCATCGCGGACACGGAAGAGGACTGAGCATGAACACGATTCGAGTGCGCGCGAAGGGCGACGCAATGCTCCCGGCCCTCGGGATGCGCGGTCGCTACGTCGGCCGCGACAAGGCGGGCGCGATCATCGAGGCGGGCGTGGACGTGCCCGTCGAGAGCTACTACCTCCGCGCCATCGCGCGCGGGGACATCGAGGCCGTGAAGGCCGTTTCTGAGGTGAGCGAATGACCATCACGGTGGCCGGTGTGCCCGCGTCTCGCAAGACGCCGGGCGTCAACTTCAACGTCGTCCTCGGCGGATCGGGCACGAGCGCGGGCAACGCGCCGCAGCGCACGATCATCCTCGGCAACCTCATCGCGACGGCGATCACCAACTCGTCGCCCGCGTTCAGCGTGGCGGCGGGCACGGCGACCGTTGCGGAGCCCGTGTTCGTGCCGTCGCCCGACGACGCGGCGACGCTCTTCGGTCGCGGCTCGGAGCTGTCGCGCATGGCGGCGGCGTTCTTCGCGCAGTCGCCTGCGGGCACGCTCTACGCCTGCCCCGTGGCCGACGCGGGCGGCACTGCGGCGAGCGCGACGCTGACCTTCGCGACGAATGCGACGGGTGCGTTCACGGTGCGGCTCAAGCTCCTCGGCAACGTCATCGACGTGCCCGTGGCGAGCGGCGACACCGTGACGACCATCGCCGCGGCCGTGTGCGACGCGATCAACGACGCGCAGGATCTGCCCTTCACCGCGCAGAACGCCAGCGGCGTCGCGACCATCACCGCGAAGAACACCGGCCCGCGCGGCAACACCATCGTGGTCGATGCCTACTTCGTGACCTCGACGGGCACCGAGGTGCGCATCACCACGTCAAGCACGGCGAGCGGCGGCGGCACCACGGGCGCATGGAGCAACACCGCCGCGCTCGGCGGTGAGATCACCCTCGCCTCGGGCGCCACGCAGGACACGTTCGCGAACGCGCTCACGGCCATCGACCCGGTGCGCTTCGACCGCATCGTGGGGTCGTGCATCGACGCGACCAACATCGGGCGCATCGTCACGCACGTCAACACGCACGCCGGTCCCACGGTGCAGAAGCTCGAGCAGGCCGTGTGCGGCAGCGTGGACACCTACGCGAACGCGGTCACGCTCGCCACGGGGCAGAACGCATCGCGCCTGCAGGTCGTGTGGAATCACGCGTCGGTGATCCCGGCATGGGAGTGCGCCACGCAGGTCGCCGCCGCGCGCCTCGCGGGCGACGCCGCGGTGTACTCTCCCGCGCTCCCTGGCGAGAGCGACAACCCCGCCGCGAACCTCGACGGGCTGCAGCTCGCCACCGTGCTCGCGCAGCGCGTGATCGCGGATCAGCCGACCTCGACGGAGATCGAGGGCGCGCTCAACAACGGGCTCACCGTGCTCGCCCCGAGCTCGGCGCGCCCGGGTTACGCGACCGTCGTGCGCTCCATCACATCGCGCTCCCTTCGCAACGGGACGCCGAACTACGCCGTCCTCGACACGTCCTCCGTGACCGTGCCCGACTACGTCGCCGACTTCCTGCGCGCGGACCTCGCCACGACCTTCGCGGGGTGCAAGCTCGCCGCCGACAGCGCGAACGGCACCCCGCCGCGCATCGCCCTCGTGGTGACCCCGTCCATCGTGCGGTCGCACATCGCGCAGCGTCTCGCGGAGATGGAGTCTGACGGCATCCTCCGCGACGTGGAGGCGAACCTCTCGCTTCTGCAGGTCGTGGAGGACGCGAACGTGTCGGGACGGCTCAACTGCGAGATCCCGGCCGAGGTCATCCCGGGTCTGCACATCATCGCGGGCAACATCCGCCAGCTCTGACAGGAGACCACCGTGGCCATCTACTCCGCTCCCGGCTTCGTTCTCTACAACGGCATCCCGGTGCTCCAGGCATCGCAGGTGTCGATGAACCTCCAGACCGACAACAAGGATGTCAGCACCCTCCTGCTCGGCGTCGCGGGATTCTCCGCGGGTCCGCGCAAGGTGCAGATCGACGTGACCTCCGCGATCCCGCAGGCTGGCATGGAGCAAGCGTGGGTCACCATCGCGGCCGCGCAGGCTGAGGTCAACCTCGCCTTCAGAATCGCGAACGTCACCTACAACTGTCGCGGCGACATCCGCGATGCCAAGGTGGACACGTCGGTCGACAAGGCCAACGACGTGAGCTTCACCTTCCATGGCGTGCTGGTGAATCAGGCATGAGTGACGACCTCGACGCGAAGGTTCTCGCCGCGACCGGATGGAGTCCGTTGCGCAAGGCGCTTCACGCGTCTGCGCGAGGCGCCGCCGTCAAGGTGATCGA